AGCTATCTGCAATAAATAATCGTATTGATAAGAATCTTCCCCTAGTATAGTATTGTTAGTGTTTCCAGAGTCACTTTTAAACCATAAAGATATAGTAGAGTTAGTTCCTAAATCTAGAGAAGAAGGAAGAGAAATATAACTACTCCCATCAAAGTCCATAGAATAGTTACTCTGCTTGTTAACATTACTTTCCGAGCCGTTGAAAGCATTAGGAAGTCTCCATTGGTCATTTATAAATTCTGTACTCATATTTAATCTCCCATTCTATTCCAGTACTTTAGGTTTGAACCTGATACTGTGGTTAAGTCTTTAGTTAAATTAGTTGATGTTGCGTTGTAAATACTTTGTATTTGTGTAGATGTTAGAGCTGTATCCCAGATTGCTACTTCGTCAAGGTTTCCAGCAAAATATCTTGTTGAAGCTGCTTGGTCTCCAAAACCTGTTTTAAATTCTGTATTATTAATTGTGTTACTTCCAACCTCAGAACTATTTAAACTTAAATACGGTGTTGTATTTCCATCTAAATATAGATTTATTGTATTACCGCTTCTTGTGATTACTATATGATACCAAGTGCCAGCACTTATGTTTAAAGTAGATGAAACGTCTTGAGAATAACTCCCACCAGAATTGTTGTTTATTCTTAATTTATATGTGTTTCCACTTCTATTAGATAAACTAAACCCTTGATAATTACTTGCTGTTCCTAAAGCGTATATATAAGGATAATCTTCTGTTGCTCCTGTTGTTGCATTAAACCATAAAGAAACTGTATAATCTCCAGTGCCTATTGTAGTGGGGTTAAAACCTGTTAAAATATAATCATTAATCCCATCAAAAGAAAACGAATGGTTATTAGCAATTCCAGCAGCAGTAACAGCTAAATCAAATGTTGATGAGTTAGGACATCCAGCACCACTTGTTTCATAGAATATTTTATAAGATTGAATAGTAGAATTAGCCAAATCAATTTCACCAGTAGAAGAGTTAATACTTAATCCACTTGGATAAGCACTATAAACACCACCTGAAGTTGTTGGAGTAGTTGTTAAACTTGCTGTTCCTGTTTGTGGTAAGCTATTTGAACTATAACCAAATGTAGCACCATCTAAAGCATTTATTGTTACTGTATTATTAACTGTATTTGGACAAGTTCCATTTGTAGTATAAACTACCGTATAAGTTCCAGTAGTTGAACTGTTTAAAGTTATAACACCTGTAGAACTATCTATACTTAAGTTTCCAGTAGATTCGCTAAACGTTCCTGTTTCACCTGTTATTGTAGGTGCTGGAGTTGTTAGTGAATAAGTATTATGATACTGAATTACACCATCATTAGGCATATAGTATGTAGTTCCGCTTAACGTGTGAGAGTGTGCTGTTCCATCTGAGCTTTCTGCCTGTGCTGCTGACTCAGTAGAATATAAAGGATAATAACCCTCTACAGCTAAAGCACCAGTTGGAACTTGACAATAAGCACCTGCTGAATAACTTACTGTAGCACTATCCAAAGGTAGTTCTGTTACAGCAGAAGCAGAAGAAGTAGCACTACAACCATTGCTATCTGTACCAGTTACAGTATAACTACCAGCAGTTACATTTATAGCTTGTGTAGTTGCTCCAGTACTCCATAAATAAGAAGATAAACCAGCAGTTGCGGTTAGTGTTGTTGTACTACCAGCACAATAAGTTAAAGTTCCTGATATTTCAACAGTTGGTAAAGCATTTACAGTAATTGTAGTAGCACCAGAACTTGTACAACCATTTGAATCTGTACCAGTTGCAGTAAATAAAGTTGTTGTTGTTGGTGATACTGTTCTTGGATTATCTGTATTACCATCATTCCATACATAAGTAGAAGCACCACTTGCTGTTAGTATTGTGCTTTCACCATCACAAATAGTACCAGCAGAAACACTTACAATAACAGTTGGTAAAGCATTAATAGTTAGGTTAAATGTTGCAGTTGCAGCATCTGTATCTGTATATGTAATTAAATAACTCCCTACAGTAGAAGCATCAATATCAACTTCACCAGTTGTTGTGCTAATAAATACTAATCCAGTAGTAGAACTAAATACACCAGCACCAGCATTGTTTTGTACTGTTGGCGTAGGGTCGCTTGCATCAGCACAAAAAGCACTTGCAGAATAAGTTATTGAAACAACAGGTTGTCCACCAGCAATGTTAGTATCACCACTTGGCGAACTATCATAAACAGCACCAAAGTTATTGGTAGAATTAGCTTTTGCTTTTCCCCAATCGTTGCTGTTGTTAACACCACCTTGTCCCCATTCTATGTTATTATCTGGCATAATATATTTTTAAAGTACCCAACCTCCAAAATCTGCAACATCATCTGGATACATATCTTCTTGACTATTAGAATAGTACTCAGGTATTAATCCAGCTGCGTTATTTTGCATATAATCTATAAATCTATTTGTGTAAAACTGTGCTGTTGTTCTACTTCTTTCAACTAAGCTATCAACGTGTTCTTTTGTTAGTGCTGTGCTATTTTCAGGATTCTTAGTATATATACCACCATTAGCAATATTAACACCAGCGTAAGGTAAGTATTCTACCATTGACCAATGTAAAAGCATTGGTTTAATATAGTCATTTAATAAACTTAAATAAGGGTCAGCCAAACTACTACCAACTATGTCAGCTTGTATTTTATTATATAAATCTGTACCAAGATAATTCTGAATATGAATGTCTTGCGCAATCAAAATTCTTGGCAACAGTTTGTCATTGTCAACGTTACCATTAGCAGCAGTAAATACTGAAATATCGTGTCTTGTTACAAATAGTGCTTTACTCATTTTCCTGTATAATTTGGGTGATGTCCATTATTAGGCATATTTACTGGAGCTTTTTTTGCTTGCTTTCTACCTCTTGGTTTTGGTTCGTAACTCTTAGGTATAGTTTTACTTTTCTTGTAATCATCTAAATCATCACTACCAACTTCTTTTCCTTTTTTAATTTTGTATAAAATCTGTTGCCATTTGTGTCTGCAATAAACACCACCTTTAAATTTAAACAAATCGTATTTTTGGCCTTTGTGCATTGGTAATTTAGCAGCTTTAAAGTTCATATCTCTGCTTGCTTTATCAATATCTTCTAATCTATAAACAATACCAGCACCAGTTCTGCTCATCATCTCTTTGCAAAACTCTCTGCTTTCTCCACCTCTACTACTACCTTTTGCATATTTGTATCTTACTTTATACATTGATTTATCTAAAGTAGAAAATCCATCTTCTTTGCTATCTACAACATCACTTAATTGTATCATTGATTTAGCCCAATCCTCAACACTTTCATTTTCATCATCTAAATCTCTAATATCAACTATTTCAAACTCTTCAGTATCCATTTTAACGCCTTTAAGCGAGTCTAAAGCATCTTTTAATAGTTTATCACTATCTTTATTAGAAACACTTTTAGAAGCCATTATTTCAAGCTGTGTATTATCTTCTTGCTTTAACTTTTTATTTAGTATTTTTTTTAATATTTCTTCTCCACCTTCATTGAAAAAACCTTTTGCTATATTTTCAGGCAACTGTAAGAACTGAATTAAAAATACTATTGCTTGTTTTTTTGTTAAAATACCTTCTTTTACTTTTGCAATTATATCAATAGCACTTGAAAATTGAGCACCATTGTAAGATGCTTCTACTTGTTCAATTTCATCTTCACTTATTTCAGTAACAGTTTTATCAATAATTTCACCATCTTCTTTAACTCCTGTTTGTTCTTCAATGTTTTCTTCACCTTCAACATTCTCTAAATCCATAAACTCTAAAGGCTCAATAGTTTTAAAGTAAAGATTTAAACTAATATCATTAATTGATAAAATTGAATTCAAGCTATCAATTAAAAGGTTTTGATATGGTTGTATAACTACGTTATTAAAAAGCCTTGAGGCGTTCTCTATTTCATCAGCATTAGAAGAAAAACCATTAGCAGAAGATAAACCAAGTAATAATGGTGATGTAACCCTGTGAGTTAACATAATTTTCTTAGAACATTCTGTACTTAAATATTCATAGTGCTGAGGTGCATTATCAAGTGGTATATTTTCAACACTCGTTTTGCTTTCTGCATTATTGTTAAATGCGACAATTACACGCTCACCGTAACTTCCTGTGAGCTTATTCATTACATCATTCTTAATAGCAAGTTGCTTTTCTCTATCTGGTACACCATTGTTAAAGTTCACCACCTTTGTACCACTAAAACCATTTTGAGTATCATTAATTAAGTAACACGCTATTTCGTTTTCAAGTGTAGCATAAGCAGTATTATAATCCGCTGGCGAATAGTAGTAAAAACCAGTAACATACCTTTTAATGATATATATTTCATTTTGTGCGCCACTACCAAAAACAGGAAACTTTTTTAGTTTAGTATTTTGTTTGACTTTTGTCCAATCAGCAGAATAAAAATAGTTTTTTACTTCTCCATTATCATTCATCTTTTCAGCTCTTAACGTTTCTCTTGGAAAGTGTGTTATTGCTGATATTTTATTACCATTGTAAGTAATTTGAAAAGCTGCTTCGCCTAATAACTTTAAATCTTGGCAAACGTTTCTTAAATCGTGAGGTTTTACCAAACTCCTCATTTGTGCATACTGGTCTGGCTTTTTAGCTGAATCAGTCGCATCTAATCCTTTACCATATATTTGATTAACAACACCATTAATTACAGCATTGTTTGTTGTGCTATCCATATAAGCTGAGATAAGGCTTTGATAATAATCATTATTATCACCTATAGATACCCAATCCTTGTTGCGTTCTTCTGTGATTGTTGGCCTTTCGTATTGGCCTAATTGTATTAAATGTAGATTATCCATAATATATAAATTGATTGTCTCCTGTGCTTTGTTCTATATAAACACCGTTTGAAATTTCATAGTCTGAAAGTGTTTGGTCTGAACAATACATTTTGTCTTTAAAAATTATTGCGTTATCTGTTGTGTTAGTGATTGTAATAGTATAGTAATTATTCTCAATTAATGCTTGAGTAGTTGAGTATTGATAATAGTAATCTAATTCAGCAAATGTTGCATTAACATCTGTAAATAAAACTTTATTTTGAGCTTCTGACTTTATCACTAATTTATAAGTTTTAGTACCTAAAATTGTTTCTCTTGGTATAAAGTTAATAATTCGTGTGCCACTTGTAGTTAATATTTGCATATTTTTTTAATAAAAAAGGGGTGGCTAATCACTTCCACCCCTCCAATCAAACTATATATTATGAATCACACAATTAATTTAATCGCGTATTTTTTAACTATTGGTTCCCACCGTAACTGTTACAGTCGCTGAGCTCATTCCCGCCAGAGGGTCAGCAGAAGTACCACCAGCAATAAAGTTAGCTGGTTCTAATTCTTGTCCTGTTAGCGTTAATGAGTAACCACTTAAGTCTCCAAATGCAGTTCCTGTAGCTATACTTCCACCAGTTACTTCCATCCCGTGCTCTAATCCACATAATAAGAAATTACCATTTCTATCTTCTACGCAGATATGAGGTCTTCCGTAAGCCATTAGTTTCAGTTCCTTATTATCTTCTTTAGATAATTTAGGTAGTGTTAAAGTTAATGTTTCTTCAAAGAATGTTGTTCCATTCTCTCTTGAGGATGTAATAGCAGTTTCCAAACTATTTGTTCCTTTTAAATCATATTGTAAGGCAGTTATTGTACCTGTCATATCTGTAATTTCATCGTCAGTTTTTGTTACAGTTCCTAATTCACCAAAATCAATGAACCAAGCTCTAACAATACCACCAATCACATCTTTACAAGGTACTTTTCTACCAGCTGTTAAATCGCAAGCCATATTATTAAAATTTAAATAAAGGGGGAATCACACCCCCTTGTTATTAATTAATTCTTAGGCGTGGTATAAAACTATATCAGAACCTATTCCGTATTGTACACCAGAAGTAAATCTCATTATTACTCTAACGTTCTGCGACCCGTCTAAGTCACTCATATCCAACACTTTAACTTCGTTCATATCTGATAATAAACCAGTTCCAAAGTATAAGTTAGATTTTTGAGCACACATTGCAGTATCATCAGCTAAGCCATTAGCAACAAAGATTTTCACACCATCAAAAGACAGTTGTCCACCAGCGTTATACCATTGTGTACCTTTTGAATCAGTACCAGCAGCACCAATTGAAGTAGCAAAACCACCTAAAGCTCTAACATAAGCTCTTGCGATGTTTTGTGATACGTAAATGTTTAAGTCTTCTTTATTGTAAAGTGCAGAAGGTACTGCATCAACAATAGAACCTAATTTATCAATTACGTTAGCAGCAGTTACAGCAGCGTGAGATGCAACATCTACTACATCAGCATCAGCTAAAGCTAAAGTTACTAATCCATCAAATTCTCCAGCGTTTGCGTTAACACCTTCCCAAATGTTGTTTTCAGTTTTTTCAGCTACTAAACCAGCTACGTGGCCAATAATGAAATCTGAAAATTTAGGTGGCATTTTATCAAATGCAGAATAACCCATTTGAGCAGCTTCCCAATCTGATTGGAAATCTTGCTTACAAAATTCAAGGTTTACTTGAAATTCTTCAGGTTGTAATAATCTTTCAGTTAATGTTACTTGGTCTGCAGTTCCAGAAAAATCACAAGCAGCATTACCTATAATAGATGATGCAGTTGCTACTTTCTTCATTGTAGACTTATATTTGATATTAGGCATTACTTCTATTCCGCCTTTATCAATTGTGTTAGCACTTAAAAGAGCAGCAGAAAGATATTTTCCTGCAAATTCTCCAGCATAAGTGCTTGTAATTGGTGTATTTAAACTATTCGCCATTTTATTTTATTTAATTATTGTTAAAAATTTTATCAAAAACCCTGTCTTTAGTTGTTTGTGTTCTATTGCTTGCAATATGAAAATTCACTTTATTATCAACTTCAGCTTCAGGATTATGTTTTACAGGTTCAGGAGCAACAGCAGAAAGTTCTTCTTTTGTATCTTCTATTACTTCTTCCTTCATTTCTTCTTTGTTACCAAGTTTTTCGTCAATCATTGCTTTGATTTCTTCAACAGCAGATGTAAACTCTTCTTTGGTTACAT